CACAGATTACGCAGAGCGGCACGCCAGAGCGCTTGAGCAATACAGGGTGTGCGCGGCTAAGGCTAACGCGATATGGACGCGTGTACGGCCTTTGCTGACCGTCTACGATTATGACACGCAATGCGTGATCGAGCTGTACTACAACCATGCGGCAGATATGCAGGACGTGGCAAGGGCGGTCAAACGGTCGCTTGTGGCATGTGAGCGGATGCAGGCGCATGTATGCTTGACTATGAGGGCGGAATAATAAAAGCAAGCTAAAGCGGAGGTGGCGGTAGAGTGTGGCAGACTGGTTAGCGATTAAGGCAGAATATTGCAGCACAAACATAAGCTACCGCAAAATCGCGGAGAAATACGGCATTTCTTTCAACACTCTGAAAGACAGGGCGATTCGTGAAGGGTGGAAAGAGCAGCGCGACACCACACACAACAAAATCGCCACAACAACACAACAGAAAATTGTGGTGAAGGTGTCTAATCACGAGGCCGACCGCCTGACCCGCCTGCTTGGCGTGGGCGACCTGCTGGCCGACAAGCTAGAGCAATCCGCTAAGCAACTGGGCACATACACGATTCTCAAGCGCAAAGGCGAACGGGTTGTTGAGGATGATGAGGGCAATCGGCGTGTGGTTGAAGATACCGAGGAAATTGCCGTGCCGTGCGAATCAATCATCAATACGGCAGACGCAAAGCGGCTTGCATCTGCACTTAAAGACCTGAACGACGTTGCCAAGGTTGCCGATACCGGAAACGATGCTTCACTTTCCAAAGCCCGCGAATTGTTGGAGGGATTGCCAAGTGCCATTGACTGACATGCAGCAGGCATATCTCGCCAACTGCAATCACCGCTGGAACATTAAGACCGGGGCGACCGGCAGCGGAAAAACCTTTCTTGACTGTCTGGCGGTAATTCCTAAACGGGTTCTTGCCTGTAAAGGTGAGGGTCTTATTGTTTTGTTGGGGAACACGCGCGGCACGCTTGAACGCAATGTGCTTGAACCAATGCGTGACATATGGCCGGGGCTGGTCGGGCAAATCAGCGGGGATAACACACTTTCAATGTTCGGGCATAAAGTCTATGCGTTGGGTGCTGACAGCAAAAAGCACATTGCCCGGCTGCAAGGCGCGACCATCGAATACGGCTACGGCGACGAGATCACTACATGGGCGCAGGGCGTTTTTGAAATGCTTAAAAGCCGCCTCCGCTGCGCTCACAGCCATTTTGACGGGACGTGCAATCCGGACAACCCAAACCATTGGTTTAAGACGTTTCTGGACAGCGACGCGGACATATTCCAACAGGCGTATACCATTGACGATAACACGTTTTTAACGCCCGAGTTTGTTGAAAATATCAAAGCGGAGTACCTGGCCGCGGGAAACGCCTATTACCAACGCTACATAATGGGCAAGTGGGCGACGGCAGACGGATCCATTTACCGGCTGTTTTCCGACGAGCCGGCACGGTTCATTGTCACCCGCGACTGGCTGCAATCCCATCCGCTTCAGGCTGTTACAATCGGCGTAGACTTCGGCGGTATGGGTTCAGGCCACGCGTTTTCATGCACAGGGTTTGAGCGCGGCTACAAGTCGCTTATCACGCTGGCCGAGTGGTACCACAACCCGAAAAAAACAGGCCGGACGCTTGACCCGCACCAGATCGAAGCGGCGTTTGTGGACTTCGCCCGGATGTGTGCGCAGGAATACGGAGCGCGAATAGCCTACTGCGACAGCGCGGAAACGGCGATGGTGCAAGGGCTGCGCAATGCCGTTGTGCGTGAGCGCATTCCGCTTGCGGTCGAGAACGCGAGGAAAGGATCCATCAACGATCGCATTCGCTTTCTGTGCCGCATGATGGCGGCTGGACGGTATCACATCATGGACGGTTGCAAGCACACCATAGAGGCGCTGAACACGGCTGTATGGGACGCGAAACACACCACCGAGGACGTGCGCCTTGACGATGGTACAACCAACATTGACAGTCTAGACGCGACCGAATACAGCTTTGAATACTATATGGAGCCAATGACCTACGGCGGGCAGGGGAGGGTGAACACTTGAACGGCGACAACGGCAACATGATTGAGAAGTGGCTGGTAAAGCAGGGTTACCGGCTGATCGACAAGGATTTTCGGCAGTACATCCAGACCGCCCGTGAGTGGTTTGACGGGCATTGCCCCGACTTCCACGATTACAAAATCCGCGTGCAAAAGGTGCAAAAGCAGCTCAAACGCTACTCACTGGGAGCAGCAAAGATGGTCTGTGAGGACTACGCCACGCTGCTCCTGAACGAGAAGGTGCAGATCAACGCGGAAGGGTTTACCGCTCTGCCCGGCCTTCTGCGCGACAACCGCTTTTTTGAGCGCGGAAACCGCCTGATCGAGTGGACATTCGCACTGGGCACCGGGGCGCTGGTTGAGTTCCTGGACGATCAAAACCAGCCTACTATTGATTACATCCGGGGCGACCTGATCTATCCCCTCAACTGGGACGGCGACAACATCACCGAGTGCGCGTTCGGCTCCCGGCGCGTGCTGGGCGCCAAAGAAAACGCTGGCGAAGGGTATTATGTGCAGGTGCATGAGCGCCGGGACGGTGCTTACTACATCCGTAACGTGTGGCTGGACAAGGACGGAAAAGAAATGGCAACCCCGGACGGCGTGGCGCCGGAAAGCGGACCATTCCCGGTGCCGCTGTTCCAGATTCTCCGGCCAAACACCGTCAATAGCAAAGACCCGGACAGCCCCATGGGCATGAGCATCTACGGCGCGGCGATCGACCAGCTCAAAGCGGTTGACTTGGTTTATGACAGCTATGTAAACGAGTTCCAGCTCGGCAAGAAGCGGCTCATGGTACCTATGTCGTTCACTCAACAGGCGATGCAGGACGATGGCACTTATTCCCCCATCTTCGACCCAAACGACCTGATTTACAACGTGTATCAGGTTGGGGACAACTCTACGGATAAGTTGCAGCCGGTCGACATGGAACTGCGCGCCGAAGCGCATGAGCAGGGCTTACAGCGCATGATCGACCTGCTGTCCAAACGCTGCGGGCTGGGCACAGGCCGTTTCAAGTTTGACCGTGGGACTGCTGCAACGGCCACGCAGGTTATCAGCGAGGATTCTGACCTGTACCAAAGCGTAAAGCGCCATGAAAAGCCGCTGGAACGCGCTATTATTGGCATGGTTCGGGCGCTGTCTGCCCTGTCCGGTGGCTCGCCTGACCTTGACGTGACAGTCGAGTTCGATGATTCGATCTTCGAGGACACCGGCACAACCATTGCCCGGAACATTCAACTCGTGACCGCACAGCTCAAATCTAAAAAGGCTGCAATCATGGAAATCGCCGGGTGCGACGAAAAAGAAGCCGAAAAGCGACTACAAGAGATCGCGTCGGAACAGATGATTGAACCGACAAACGTGGATGCAATGTTTTCACAGGGGGAGGCGGGTCAGAATGGCGTGCAAACCCAAGGGCAATAAAAAGGGCGGCGGTAAGAAGTGATTGCTAATTACTCCGCGCCTATCCGTGACGTATACAGCCGATGCGCTGACCTGCTGATACAGAATATCGCCCGCCATTTTCCCTTCGAAGCGCTGACGGGAAATTACTCCTTCCAGTGGGAAACCATGAAACTGGCTGAATTAGGCCAACTTCGGCGCGAAAACCTTGCGATTATCGCACGTGTGATCGGCGACCCGTCCGGCATGACCGAAATTGCACTCGAAAAGGCTATGACCGACGCGCTGAAACGCGGGCAGCCTGAATTGTTGGCGGCTGTCAAAGCGGGGATGCTGGAAGCGGGCGCGCCTGCCGAAATGAGCGCGTCTATGCAGGGCATCTTGCAATATTACAGCAGCCAGGCGGCAATACAAACCAACCTGGTCAACACCGTAATGCTTTCCGACAGCCTGAACGGATTCCGGCGCGTGATAGCTCGCACAGCAGCCGCCCAAAGCGTCCTGCGTGACGTTGCGCAGGGCGCGTTAAACACCGCCACTGGGCAGGTCGTGACGGGCATCAGCAGCTTGCAATCCGCTGTCCGCGACGCGTTGCGGCAGATGGCGCAGGAGGGCATTACAGGCTATGTGGACAAAGCCGGTCGCAACTGGTCGCCTGACGCATACGCCGAAATGGATATTCGCACC